GTGTCGCAAAAGAGCAAGCCCGTATGCTTCTACCTTTGTCCCAATACACAGAGTTCTACTGGACTGCTTCTTTCCAAGCCATTTGTAACTTTATTGAGTTGCGTGATAAGCCAGATGCCCAGTGGGAGATACGAGAATACGCAAAAGTGCTAAAAAAGCTGCTCCATGAGCTTTATCCAATAACAACCAAAATTTGGGAAGATATCTACTGGGATTAAAAAATGACGAAAATCATAATTTCTTCAATTTTGGGCTTGACTTTGCCTGTCCTATTCCTTATATTAGTAGTATTGAAATTGAGGAATGGAAAACCTCTAACAAGATGTGGGGAGAGTTGCGAATGTTTTGATAGTAATAATCCAGAATTGGGTTTATAAATGTTGGAAAATGCATTACAATGATACACACTCAAATCTCATAAAGGAGATACAAGATGGCAATCAGCCTAGATAAAATCAATAACGCTCTTGATCGTTTGGATAACAAGGGCGGCGGGAATAATAACAACCAGGAGAACATCGTAAAGCTGGAAGAAGGTGAACATCAGCTTCGTATTGCTCCGTATAAGGAAGATCTTGAGATGCCCTTCCAAGAGTTGTGGTTTCATTTCCGTATCGGTGGGCGCACGTTTCTTTGCCCCAATAAGATGAAGAATGAGCCTGATCCGATTTGTGACTTCGCTACCACTTGTTGGAACGAGTTTACGAAAACCAAGGATGAAACTTATAAGGAAATGTTTAAGACTATGGCTCCTACTCTCCGCGTTTACTTGCCAGTCATGCTTCGTGGTGAAGAAGAGAGGGGTTTGCGTTGGTGGAGCATTTCGCCTCGCACTACCTATAAGGAGATTCTAAATCATGTTCGCAGTGGGCTACGTCAGAATGTTGACATCACCGATCCAAATGAAGGT